GTCGTGCCGTCCCACGAGTAGTACCCGTTGGTGTCGAAGAACAGGATGTACTGGTTCTTCCACTGATCCATGCGCGAGCCGCCACCAGACAGAAGGTGGCCTGCATTGATCTGGGTATTGGTGTTCGACCCGATGTTGTACGCGAAGACCTTGCCGTTCGTGGCGAAGGAAATCAGGTAGTCGGTGCTGTTGATGTTCGCGTACTCGATCCAGTAGATCGTGTCCGTCGAGTAGTCCACCAGCGCCGAGGAGATGTCAGGGATCGAGTGCAGATTGGCCGCGCCAATCGGCATCATGTTCACGAGGTCGTAGAAGCTGTCTTCCGGGATCGCAACACGGGTCGCCTTGGTGTAGACGCCCTTGAAGTTCTTCAGGTACTTCGTCGAGACGTTCTTCTCACCCTTCTGCAGCGTTTCCTTCTGGGGGGACGGCATGGCTGTCCACCATCAGGATGCGTAGTGGTTGGGGATGTAGCGCCCCATGAAGGACGCCATCTCGGTCTTCGCCTGCGACACGTACATCTTCTTGAAGATGTCGGCCTCGCCCATCGCCTGCTCCTTGAACTTCGCAAGGTAAGCAGCGTAATACTTGACCGGCGTCGTGAACGGGTCCGGGATCGGCTCCGCGGTCGAGTCGTTCACGAGGGCCGGCGGCGTGAGGGCAATGTCCCAGTCGCTCTGGTAGGACTGGTCCGGCAGGGGTCCGACGTAGATCGACAGCGACCCCATGCGCGAGAAGCACACCGGGCGCGACTGCATGTTGTTCCAGTACCGGAACTGCCGGTCAAACCGATCCCACCCGAGCTGCGTGAGCTTGATGCGCGTGCCGCCCCACAGGACGTTGATGCCCATGACATCAATGACCGTGTAACCGGACAGGCTGGGAGTCACCGACCCGAGCGGGAGCGCCGAGATGAGGTACTGCTCAACACCCGCCGTCAGGGTGACGAGGTTGACGAGCTGCTGACGCAGGCAGCGCGAATCCTTGCAGATTCGGTTGCGCCCGTCGTTGATGTAGTCGGTCAGCTCGCCGTCAGTCCAATACTGGCCGTTCGGATCATGCAGGAGTCTGCGGACCTGAGTGATGTACGTCGAAAGTGCCACTCAACCTCCGCATCAGAAAGTCCCCGCCCCCTCCTCGTCTTCGGCATCGTCCTTGGCATCGGCCGGGGAAGAGGCCGAAGCCCCCTCCCCGGATTCCGCACCGACATCTGCCAGGGGGGTTGGGCTGCCGGTCTTGGTCGTGGTCCGCGACTTCTTGCCGCGTGCCACCTGAATGTCTGCGGCGGGCGAAGGAACATCCCCGAACTGGATGTCCTTCAACCGCTCCAGGCCCTCTTCGTAGCTGCCCTTTGTGAGCCAGCCGAGACGCAGGAAGGCGTTGGTCTTGTCCTGCTGCCCGAACCCGAAGATGTGCGCCGCAGCCAGATGGTGAACATCCGTCGCGTCGCCCTCCTCGAAGATGTAGTCCACACCGTCGTACCGGCCCCTGATGGTGACACCGGTACGGTTGGTGACTCGCACGTACTCCGACAAATCCAGCGTACTCATGACTCCCCCTTACGCTTTGTCGCTTACGCGACGATGGACAGACGGCTGGTCGCGGTCGTGCCGTTGGCGATCAGGATGTCCTGCGGGCCGAACCGCATCTGACCGGAGGCCGAAGCCGCCAGCAGCGTGCGGAAGGTCGGCGCGACGGACGGCGTGACGCCACCGTTGACCGTTGCATCCAGCGGGATGAACGTGTTGTCCGGGTTGTACTGCACCGCGCAGTTGGCACCCAGGGACAGGTTCACGCACTGGGCCGAACCGTAATACTGCTGGGTCGTGCCCAGCGGCAGGTTCGCAGCACCCGACAGAAGCGCCGACTGGAACACCGGCAGGAACACCGGGTTGAATGTCGTGCCGGTGATCGTCGCCGTCAGTACCGTCGAGTAGACCGTGAAGGTCGTGGCCGACGGAATCGACAGGATGCGGAAGATCTGGTTCAGCAGGACACCCGTACCCGTCAGGACCGTGGCGGCCGTGGCGAGCTGGATGAAGTAGTTCGGCAGCGTGTTGGCTGCCGGGCTGAACGTCAGACCATGCGCCGCGTTGGTCGTGATGGTGCAGATGTTGTTCGAGTTCACCCAGGTCGCACCCGCGCCCAGGGGGATGACGAACTGCGTCGTCGACTGTTCCGGGAAGTAGTCGAGCCCCGGAACTGCAATCTTGAGGTCAGACATGGCTCTTGTACTCCGTTAGATGGTGATGCTGCCGACGTTGGTGATCTTCACCGCGGTCTTCGGCTTGGTCAGCACCAGCTCCGCGATGGTCAGCACCGCGCCGATGTAGCCGAGCTGGTAGTTCGACAGCAGCGACTCGAAGCCCGTGAACGCGAAGGCCGCCTGATCGTGAACGTACAGGTTCAGGTAGTTCGAGTTCAGGAAGTAGACCGTGCCTTCCGGGCAGTACGGGTCTGCATACACCGGCACGCCGGCAACGTCGATGGCCCGGAAAGCCGAGCGCGGACGGTCGGCGTCCGAGTCGAACCCGTTGCCCGGCTGGATCTGGTAGGACTCCGCGGACACCACGTCCTGCGCGAGGCCCAGCCAGGTGCCGATGCCGCAGACGCCGAAGGTCGGCATCTCGGAGCCGTACTTCTGCGCGCCCGCGATGTACTTCAGCGCGTTGGCGCGCGTGAGGTTGGCGGCCGAGTTGTTGTACAGCTTCGACTGCCACCACTGGTTCGCGGTGCGGTTGATGTTGCCGTAGGTCACCAGGTTCGTGCCGTCGTCGACGGCGCCGTTGAGGCCCACGAGCTGCTGGTTGTTCGACACGTTGTTGAACAGCGCGTTCGAGAAGGCATCCACCATGCTGTTCGTCGCGTCGTTCATACGCGCTTCGATCAGCGGGATGATCGCATGGTCCATCTGGACCGCGCCTTCCATACCCAGGAACGGGATGGGGGTGACGATGGCCTTCAGGTTGAACTCGCCCAGGAACGCGCCCTGCTGGGCCTGCGGCTGGTTGAACGAACCGGAGTAGTCCGTCCACTGCGAGTTGACGAACGGCTGGCCCTGAACCGGGACCGACACGCTCGAGACGCCGCCAGAGGCGGTCTGGGCATTCGCCAGCAGCGCCGCGATGGTGGGCGATGCCTGGTAAATCTGCACCACCATCTTGGGAATGAACGCGCGTCGCGTGACGTACGTCAGTTCGTTGGCGATGGGGCCTGCCGCCGGAACGATACCGCTGCCGAAAACTGCCATGATCCTTTACTCCAGTTGCGCCGCACTGCCCCCGCAGCTTGGTTGAAAATTATCGCGCAGCCACTCGGCCGCTTCTGAGGTCGTTGATCGCGCTGAAAGCCTCGGAGCGCGCATAGGCATTCCGATTCTTCCAGAGGTCCTTGTTGTCGGGCATCGAGTGCGGCGCCATCTCTGCCGCAGTCGGCTTCGCCAGCGCCCGCTCCTGCTGCACGTACCGGATGGCCGTGTCGTAGTCGCCGATCTTCTGGTCGACCATGACCTTTTCGACATCATCTGGGACAAGACCTGCGGCGCGGATGCGGTCGTGCGCTTCCGCGCGCCGACGCGACTGAAGGGCCTCGAGCTGGGAATTCTCCAGCCGCTCGATTTCCTTCTTGTGGGCAGCATCCTGCGCCGCAAGCTGGTCTTCCATCTCGATGTCCGGAGCCCGGAAGTTCGGGTCCTGCTCTTTCGCCTTGCGACGAATCTGCTTGGCGATGTCCGGATTCTTGTTCACGAACGCCAGCAGGTTAGCAGCAGCCTGCTGCTCCGCGGGTGAAAGGTCTTCGAGAGATGCCATGATCGTTACCCCCTAGGTAGCGTTACTTGGTGTGCTTGAACGGCACTTTGGAAATCGTGCCGGCCGGCGACTTCACGCCGAACGTGTTCTTGTGAACGCCGCGCGCACCGCCGGAATCCAGGCCGCCGAACTCCATGTAACGGGGCGGGTTCACGATCTGCCCGTTGTGGCTCGCGTTGTCCTGCGGGTCGCGGATCTTCAGCGAGGTCGAGGGATCGAAAAGACGGTTGCCACTCATGGTCTTGTCCTCACATGGGAGCGGGTAGCGGGGCAGGGCCGGCCGGCGACGGCAGACCCGGAGGCGGCTTGCCAGGTCCGGCGAGCCCTGAGATTGCCTGCGAAATTTCCGCGGGCATCAATTCTTTGTCCTTGCCTTCAGTTTCGCCGAACGCTTTCGTCAGCGAACCGATGGCCTTCATTATCGCCTTGCCTTCCTCGCCTGTCGGCGGGTAAGCCTGCAGAGCCTGCGTCAGCTTCTTGACGCATACCTGCACGTCGGCGCGCGCTCCGGCGAGGTTTCCCTCTTTCTTGCCGGGCACCATCATCGGAGATGAACCGGGACCCGGAGGCGGCGCGCCGCCCGGCGGTGATCCGCCTGGGGGCATCATTGCCTTCATCTGGGGTTCGGGTACGCTCATGAGTTGGCGTTCTATCGCCCTTGGAATCTGAAAGTCAACAGGGTCTTTGCATCGGGCAGTAAAAAGCCGGCGAGGATTTCTCCAAGCCGGCTCCTATGAGGACAGTCGTTGTGGACTGGATCGCGTATTACCGCGCTTCAGCCGGCACAAACGGAAGGGTTACTTCCGCTTGGCCTTACGACCGCCACGGCGCTTGCGACGTGCCATGTGATTGCTCCTGCAATTCCGCCTGCCCCCCTTACGAATTCGAGTCAACTACCGGCGCATCTTGCGCTTGGAGTGACGCTTGCCGCGCTTGCTCATGGGACACCCTTCAGGTTGGGTTTGCCGGGCTTCGGAGGAGGAGCTGCTGCAGCTTCGGCCTCTTTGGCCTTCTGCTCTGCGGCTTCTATCTCAGTCAACCGCAGTTTTAGCAGTTCCTTCATCGGCACGTCAAGCAGCTCCAGCAGCGACTTGCGGTCGATGGCCTTCGCCTTGAACAGCTCGAAGGCAAGTTCACGCTGGTCTTCCTGGAAGATCGGCGAGTTGCTGTGCGCGTCCACCTTCACGATGAAGTCGTCCGGGAACTGGTCCAGGATGAAGACCTCGCCGCTCTCGTTGCGCAGCCGATCCTTGGTGTACGCCTTCAGCAGCTTCATGAACGTGGTCGCCAGCTTCTCGAGCTGATCCTCCACGATGAGCGCGCGCTTCTTGGCGCGCGAGGAGCCGAGGCGAGCGAGGTTCGCCGCGTGCCCCTGCGAGCGCACGCCGCTCTCGCCCTTTCCGGAGATGACGTTGGTGATGCCCGACGCCTCCTCGAACATCTGGTCGATTTCCCGGATTTCCTTGTACAGGTCCTCCGGCATCTGCGGCGCCAGCGACTCCATCTTCGCGCCAGGCATGTCCGCGGCGATGACGCCTGCGGCCGTATCGAGCGTATCGGCAATCTCGTCGATGCTGCCGTTGAATCCGGAGCCGAACTTCGGCGGCCGTGCCTGCAGCTCCAGGATGTGCTGGATCTGGCCCTGCCGGATGTTGCGCATGTTCTGCAACGGGATCAGTTTATCGACTTCGCTGGCGCCCCAGAAGTAGTCGTACAGCGGATTCGGGCAGACCTGAATGAACGGCTGGTCCTTCGGGATGAAGAGTCCCTTGAGCGGCCGGTCGAAGATGACAGTGTTGGGATCGGCCATCGTCACGATGCGGTAGTCGCCAATCTCGTCGTCGAACACGTACAGCTCGCACATCTGCACGAGCTTTTCGTCGACGACTGGGCGGTACTTGTTGAGCGCATCGAGGCTGAAGTTCACGTTGCCGATCATGTTCGGCTGAGACTGCGAGGTCACGATCTGGTCGATTACCTGGTTGCCGCCGCCCTCCATCGGCCGCGGCGTCGCCGTGACCGCCTTCATGATCTGCTCCATGCGCGGATGCGGGATGCTGGCAAGGTCGCGGTGAAGCTGAGACTCGGCGATGTAGTACCAGTGGCAGAACGCCTCCTGCCGATCAAGGCCGCACACGTCCTCGCGCAGCACACCGAAATCGTGAGGCTCAACGCAGAACGGTTCGATCTGAGATGACTTCACGCGCATCTTGATGAGCATGGTCGCGTAGCAGAACGACCACTGCATCGCCTGGCCGAACACAAGGTCGGTGTTCGACAGGTGCCAGTTCTCGTTGAGGTAGTGCTGCGCGGCGCCGATCTTGCCCTTCTCGAGGTCAGACTCCGACACGGACACGTCGACAGAGAAGCGCGTCGTCTCACCGGAGTACATCAGCGCCGTCAACTGGTCGATGTGAGAGTAAATCTTGTTGACGATGTTTTCCTGCGTGACCGGCGCGGCACCGTTCAGGAAATAGGATCGCCAGACGTTGTAGTTTTTCTTGCGCTCCTCGCGCGTGACGCCGCACTTCTTCACAAGGTCGGCGTAGAACGCCGGAAGTTCGTCGTGCTTTGTGGGGAGCTTCATTCGGGCCACTTCTCCGGCTTCTCGACGCGGCCTTCAATTCTGGCCGGGAGCTGCTTCGGCAAACCGCCGACATCAGCTATCGCGTGACCCCCTTGTAACCCGAACTTACCCGGCGATACGGCCGCCGGCTTCTCGCCGCGCTGGCTCCAGCCGGGCTTCAAGTGGTTCAGCTCCATGCCGCCCCACTCGGGCTGCATGATTTCGCCACTGCGCAAGTCCTGCATCATGTTCCCCGTCCGACCCTTCGGTTTCCCGTCGCGGCCGAGGTTCTGCATCACACTCTTGCCATCATCGCGCCCGGATTTCAAGTCGGACAGGCCGAAATCGTGTGCCAGACCCTTCTGGAGGGCGTCCAGGCGGCCCTTTACGACCGTTCCGACCTTCGGAGCGGTGCGAAACTCCCGCGTGACGAACCTTTTCGGGCATCCCTTGGGGCATTTGGCGACCTCATCGCCCTTTACGAACGCCTCGAAGGCACCGTGAGCGGCGCAAACCCATTCTTTCAGCACGGCCATCAGCGTTTCCCCCAAGGATTCATGAGCCGGGCGGCTCCATCTGGATTGTGCATCGGTGCAAGCTGCGCGTCACTCTGCCGAAGCATCACTTTGAGCCCCTTCGTCGACATACTGATGCTCCCGCGGTAGAACGGAGGGCACGCAAGGGGCTGAGGGTTGCTCGCGGGCCTGATGATGTAGCCGCGAACGCGCCCTATGGCGTCGCGCTTCGTCACTTCGGGCAGGTAAAGCCCTGCCAGCACGCGCTTGAAGGCCGCGGTCTGCCTGATTCGCACGCCAAAGCGGTAGCGACGCAGGTTTCCCGTCTCGAAAGCCTTCTTGAAGTCGCTGCGCGCGCTCGCGTCGATGTTCATTGCGGCCAGCAGCACTATCGGGATGCCCTTGTAGGGGCTGTTCGGGTTCGTCGTGAGCCACAAATAGACGTGCTGGAAGTGCTTGTCGTTCCACGCATCCTCCGAATCCTCGCCCCACTCGCGGCTGATCTTCATGTCCGCGTGATCCCGCGAGCCCTTCCGATGCGTACGTTCGTCTCTTTCACGTCGTTCTTGGAGTACAGGACCCCAAGATCCTTCATGTACTGGCGCACCATGCGCGATCCTGCGGCCGTGGCGCCCGACATGCTCTGCTCGAGCGCCTGCTGCTTGTCGTTCACGTAGTTCAGGCCCTGCGACATGAGCTTCGTGCGCACCTGGTCGTTCCACGCGAGGATGGCAAGGGCCGCCGCGACAACCCTGTCGTCCTTCCTGTGGTCTGGCGCTGACGGCGCGGAGCCTGCGACACGCTGGATCGCAGTCATTTCCGACACCAGTTCGCGGCTGACGGGCACCGCCATCTTCCTCTCAATGTAGTCGCGCATCATGTTCATCATGCGTTCCTTCATCTGGAAGTTCGTCTGCGTGTGCAGCGCGCCCGGCGTGCCATAGATCGAGTCGTACTTGCGGTACATGAAGTCGCGCATCGAGCCCAGCACGTCCTTCAGCACCGGTCGGGCGCCAGCCATGCCAAACGCGCGCTCCTTGCGCATGTTCTGAATCTCGTTCAGCACCGCATGTCCCGGCCCCGATACCTCGAGGTTGAAGGTGCAGGGCCCGTAGGCGCCGCACAGGTAGGCTATCGCCCACGCGAACTGCGCAGTGGTCATCTGGTAGTCGACGAATTCGGCAACCTGCTCCGCGCGATCCGCCCACACGCGCCAGGCGCTGATGACGAACCCGTCTGCGTTCTCGCTTGATCCGTAGGCGGGATCGGCGCCAAGCACGTAAAACGCATGTTTTTCAGGGTTTTTCCACACTTTCAGCGTGGCGTTCTTGGCATTGGACGAGACTACTTCCGTCTCGAAGAAGTTGTCCTTGAAGGTGAGCCGGAAATACTCCGGCGCCGGCACGCGGTTGACATCGGCGTAGAGGCGCGACAGCTCGACCGCGTTGAAGAACTGGGAGCCCGACGCCTGGAACGCCTGCGTCTCGGTCCACGGGTACTCCTGCAGGCGAAGGCTCTCGTCGGTCTGCTGTTCGGCGGCGAGCCAGCGCCACCAGGCTATCTGATGGTCGTCAATCTCCACGCCGTAGAGTTGCTTGACCTCGCGCGACCATGCTTTCTCCTGTGCGGAGAACTTCACGCTGGCGCCTGCGTAGACCTTGTACAGCGGATCGTCGGGTCCGATCCGGTACATCTCGTTGGCCCACCAGCTTACAAAGATCGCACGCTGCGAAGCGGCTTGAGTCGCTTCCTCCCACTGATCGTAGAACAGATTCTCAAACCCTCGCGCCGTCGACTCCCAGTGATAGAGACGATACGGGTTCTTCTGCGCAAGTGAGGCACGTAGAGACGCAAATCCTTCAGGATCGCCCCAGGACGACATCTCGGTTGCATGGAGAAAAGATATGGCTGCAGAGCGACCAAGCGACCCCTTACCAGACTTCTTCGTACCAGCGACTCGGTAGAGAAACTTCGTGCCAGTGGAAAGCACGAGCTGATTACGGTTATGGTCCTTGATCCCGCGGCGCCACTCATCCGGTAGCGACGAGTAGTAAAGCTCCAGTGTCGTGCGAAACGCATCACGGGCTGAGTCCTCGTGTACGGCCAGCATCCCGTTCATGCCCTTGTGCTTCATGAGCCAGAACAGGTCCAGTGCCAGCGAGATGGTGGAGATGCCGGCCTGTCGGCACTTGAGGGTCACGAAATCGTGGATGCCCTCTTCAAGTCCCTCGACGATCTTCTGCAGCACCCATGTCTGTGTGCCGAGAAGGGAGTCGCCAAGGCTGACGACCCCCCGCTCTTTGGAGTCGATCTTCAGCGCCTTGCAAAAGCGCATGAACTGATCGAGTGGGAACTTCACGGATCAGACCGGCGACCCGTTCGCGTCAGTTCCTTCCACAGCAGGTTGTGCCGCAGCAGGTTCTGCATCAACTGCAGGCGCAGGCTCGACCGGCGTTTCCGTCACCGGTTGGTTGATGGTCACGTTACCCGAGTCGGCAACCGCGACCGGCGCGTCGATGGCCGCGACATCGGCCTCGAGCTGGGCGCGGCGCTCCGCATCCAGGTGGCGGGCCAGCAGGATCGCCAGATGCTCCTCGCTCGTCTCGATGAACGACTCGCCGCGCTGCATGTACTTCTTCAGGAAAGAGAAATCCAGGGTTACGACACTCATCACGTCTCCTTCGGCATCTTCTTGCCGATTCCGCCATAGCGACCCGCGCGCTTTGCGAGGGTCTTGTCCGAGAAGCCGCGCGCTTGGTCGGGGCAGTTGCGCCCGCCCTTGGCTGCAGCGGCCAGCAGTTTGTCCTTGGGAAAGAGCGCGAAGCCGCGCTTGCGTTTAGGTTCGGTATCCACGGAACATCTCCCACAACATCACGAGGACGCGGTACGCAAGGTACATCAGCGCCCAGGAGCCGACGACGGCGAACAGCCACACGAGTAAGCACTCGAGCCAGCCCGCCTTCTCTTCGTCGTCCCAGCTCATACGATCTGCCAGTCCTTTGCCGCGCGATCCTCCGCGGTCGGCCAGAAGTTGTACCTGCGTGTGATGCCTTCCTCGGTTCGATCCATGCACAGCCCAGCCCTGTCGTGGTAGACGCGCTGCCAGAGCGTAGGCCATCCGATGCGGCGCATGGTTGCGCCCCGGTGCATCAGCTCAACGGCGCGCGGCCAGTCTACGCAGAGGCCGCCTCGCTCGAGCTGGTCGTCAATGGGTTCGGCTTCACGCACAGGCGCTCTCCGTAGGGCTTGAAGTTGGCGAGTGTAATCCCGTCCAGATGATCCGTCTCGTGCTGCACGATAAGCGACGGGATCGAGCCCAGGGTGACATCGTGCCACTTGCCGTTCTGGTCCCAGTAGGTGAAGTGCACGCGCTTGTAGCGGCGCACGCGCACGCGGCGGCCGGGCACCGACAGGCACCCCTCCTCGCTCCACACCATGTCCTTGCCGGCAGGCTCGACCTCCGGGTTGATGGCCCAGAGGTTCCACTTCTGGTGTCGGCCGACGATCATCCGCTTCGGGATGCCGATCTGTGGCGCTGCAAGTCCCAGCCCCTTGTGGTGGAGCATCACGTCCCACATGAGCTTGAAAACGTCGATGTGGACCTGCTGCCCGTCCTTCGGGTCGCAGGGCAGCGCACGCTGCAGCAGCATGGGGTTGGGGAACTTCAGCAGCGGGGTGTTCATCACACCCCCTTGGTCAGCGCCTTGACGATGAACGCGCCGACCTCCTTCTGCGTGGCGAACACATGCACGTCATTGAGGGCGAAGCCACCGCGGTTGTAGTCGTACCCGAACGGATGCTCCGTGACCATGTAGCCGTTCGCCACCCTGCTGATGCTGATGGACACCCACACGCGCGGCCGCGGCCACGGCACGCCGGGCGCCTTGCCGGCCTCGATCTGCATTACCTGTGACATCACTTAGCTCCCTTGCGTAGATTGCATCTTGGGCACAGGAGCTGCAGGTTCGCAGCCACGTTGAGCCCCCCGTTCTTCAGCGACACCTTGTGGTCGACGTGGTACCCCACAATCGTCAGCGGCCGCCTGCAGTACCAGGTCGCGCACTCCCACTTCTGCGCGTTGCCCAGCGCACGCACGTCGTCGGCCGTGTACGAGCCCACCACCCTCTCACGCCGCCGCGCAGCCACCGCAGCCCGCGCAGGCTTCTCACACTCACGACACCACGACCGCTTCACCGTCCGACTCCCAGCGCGCCACCTGAAGCGGCCTCGCGGCAGCATCTGTTGACACCGCGTGCACTCCAGCAGCAACCCGTCGACCTTCCTCATGCCCGGACTATGGTGAAGCTCACGCTCAAGGTCAAGGGATTTTTTTGGAAGGGGGGAGAGAGGGGGGCACTAGAGTTTGAACTCCCGAAGGCCCACCGCCAGGCCTGTCGGCAGCTCGGCGGCCTGCCCGGATCGCCTGGGGCGGGCGCCGACCGACCGACCGAGGGCGCCGGGGAGGGCGCACGAGCCGCGCTGAGCGCGCTGGCAGGCAGGCAGGGCTGCAGGCAGGGGGCCCAATGGCCCCCCGGACAGAGCGTCGGAGCGGGGCGCCGGAGGGGGCCGGATGCCAGCAGGACGGACGGCCGGACTGTGGTCACAGTGCACTCCCCTAGCCTTTCCGTGCTGCGCTGCCGCGATGAACCTATGAACCTATGAACCTACCTTCCGAGGCAATGCGCGTGCGTGCGTGCGCATACGTGCGTGCGTGCGTGCGCCACGCATATATATAGTGTGTCAGGTTCATAGATTCATTCCCTACCTCTTATCCGTTCAGAATCAGGAACTTGAGCCTGCCATGAATCCGGCATGAATCCGGGCCCGTGTCATGATCCGGGATTGAGGATTCATCAACTATAATCGGCCGCAATTCAATCACTTACGCACGCACGGCAAAAATAGCTATGCTGCTTTGGAACCTTGAGCGTATAACAGCGTCTGACACTGTGAACGCATCACTTTCGCCTCACGAGACATACCGGAGAGCATGAACCATGAAAACTCTACAA